ATGGGATTTGCTACAAAATTAGTTGAAGCTGAAGAAAAAGAGGTAGCAACTCAAAGCATTAGAAAATCTTTAATGCAGAAAATCACAAAAGGGTCTGAAAAAGTAGCTGCAGTAAATGTAAACATTGATAAGGAAGAGCTAGAGACAATCATTCAAACAGAAATTAAAAAATTAGAACAAAAATTGATTAATCAGAAAGATTTTACAGAAAAAAATAAAGAACCTATAAATAAGCCTTTAGAAATGATGAAGGCTTTTTTTAATGCTAAAAAATAAGGAGGAGGATAAATAATGAATAAAAGAAAAATGAATTTACAACTTTTTGCTGGTGTAGATAATCCAGACATGCAAGATAAAACTAAAGAAGAATATAGGGGCAAAATAAAACAAGCGCTAGAAGAAGGTAATACAGAAGAGTTTAGTAAGGCTTTTACAGATTATATGGCTAGTATTGAGCAAACAGTATTAAGAGAAGCAAAGGGAATTGTAGCAATACAAGATAGCAACATACTTGTTACTAGAGGAGTTAGGCAGCTAACTTCTAAAGAAAGAGAATTTTATCAAAAAGTCATTAAAGCAATGCAAGAAGCTCCTAATAGTGTAAACAATTTAGATGTAGTTATGCCTGAAACTGTAATCAATGAAGTATTTGAAGATTTAAAAGCAGAACATGAGCTATTAAGTGTAATTGATTTTAAAAATGTTACAGGATTGGTAAGATTCTTACTTAATACCAATACAAGGCAATTAGCACATTGGGGCCCTTTGAACTCTGAAATCACCAAGGAGCTAGAAAGTGGATTCAAAGATATTCAATTAGGACAAAACAAGCTATCTGCTTATATGTTAGTATCTCAAGACATGTTAGATTTAGGACCAGAATGGTTAGATAGATATGTAAGAGAAGTTATGTATGAGGCTCTAGCGTTTGGTTTAGAGTATGGGATTATAAAAGGGACAGGCAAGAACATGCCTATAGGTATGATTAGAGATTTACAAGGAGCAGTAGTAGATGGAGAATATCCAGAAAAAACTGCTATCAAAGTAACTGATTTAGAGCCTGCTACCTATGGAGATATATTAGCTGACCTTGCAAAAAATGAAAAAGGATTTACTAGAGTAGTTAGGAATTTAATCATGGTAGTAAATCCAGTTGATTACTTTAGAAAGATAATGCCAGCTACTACAATAAGAAGGCCAGACGGAACATATGCTAATGATGTACTACCATATCCAACTAGAATAATTCAATCTACAGAGATACCAGAAGGAAAAGCAGTAATAGGAATGGCAGATAAGTATTTTATGGGTATGGGCTTGGTTAAGGATGGGAAGATTGAGTATTCTGATGACTACAAGTTCCTGGAAGATTACAGGGCCTATAAGATTAGATTCTTGGGTCATGGACAGCCTAAAGATAACAACGACTTCATTGTATTGGACATTACAGATCTACAACCTTTAATCCAAAAGGTAAAGGTGATCCAAGAGGCGGGGGAATAATGTCCTCTAAGTCAGTTGAAACGACTGGGTTAGACTTAGAGGGTATGACCAAGACCCAGTTAGTCGAACATGGACAAGATGTAGGAATTGAATTAAACATGAGAATGACTAAGGCTGAGATGATTGAAAAGTTAAGGGAGGGATAATATGTCCCTTTTACAAGAATTAAAAGATTATCTTAAAATTACATGGGATAATGAAGATGCTTATTTGCAAAACATAATCAATAGAGGACAAGAATATTTAAAAGATCTAACAGTAACAGACCTAGATTTTGAAAAAGAGGGGCTGGCAAAGTCCCTCTTATTAGATTATTGTAGGTATTATTACAACAATGCTGTTGAGTACTTTGAAGAAAACTTTCAAAGGCAAATAGTAAGATTGCAACTAATGGAGGCAGTAAAAGTAACTGAGGAAGTGGTAGAAGATGAAGGATAGACGATTAGCCTTAAAAGATGCACAAAGGGTATTTGATACCTATATTACCTTTCAAAAGAAAGTCGATTCAGAAGGGCCATTTCAGGCCTTAGATGAGTATGAGGACTATATTAGTATATGGGCAGAAAGCAGATGGTTAAGAGGAAGAAATTTATATGCAGCTAGAGCAGCTAATGTAAGAACAGATGTAGAATTTATTATTAGATATAGAACTGATCTGGATGAGAAAATGAGGATTAAACTTGATAATAGATGCTTTGAAATAGAGGGAATATTGCCTTTGGATAATAGCAGAATGTATTTAGCGATAAAGGCATATGAGGTCAAACATGATATGTAGGTGATTGATATGGGTTTTAATGTAACTTTTGAAGATGATCAAGGACTACAAATGTATTTAACTCAAATACAAAAAGAGGCAGAAATGGCAAGAGAAGAAATGTTAAGAAAATCAGGAGATATACTAAGAGAATTTGTTGTAGCAGAGTTAAACAAGCATAGACGACCTCTAGCAGTACGTTATAAGGGTAGACCTGCTATGGCTGATGATGTAAAAAGGACTATAAAGACGAACAAATGGGGAGAGAAGTATGTAAGTGTAAGAGGTGGCAAAATGACAGGTACATTATGGCATCTGGTGAATGATGGGAACCTCCATTCAACCCCTACTCATTTTATGGATAATGCCATAGCAAAATTTGACAGGGAAATAGATAAGATTTGGGATGAAGTTATGAAGTAGAGGTGATAAAGTGATACAAAAAGTAGCTGATATATTAAAACCCTTAAATGTACCAGTCCAATATATTTCAAGACCAAACATAAGTGGTAGCTCTAAAATAGGAATTAGCTATCACTTTTTTAATGAAAGTGACAATTTATATGGAGATGGTGAAGGAAAAGAATTTGGCGGAGTCTTACAAGTAGACATATTTTCTACTGTAGATTATACAGAAGTGGTTAAACAGGTAAAGGATCTATTGAAAGCTAATAATTTTAGATTAGCTTATAGTGGTGATAATGATGATAGTTTTAGTAATGTTAAGTACTATCATAAAGTTTTAAGATTTAATTATGTTGAAGAGGAGGTATTAGGTAATGCCTGAAGTTAAAATAAATGTCAAAAATGTTCATTTAGCAGAGATAACAGAATCTCCTGAAGGAACTATAACTCATAGTACACCTGAGCTTGTAGTTGGTGCCATGGAAATAGGAAAAGTTCCTCAAATATCCTCTGGGCAGCTATATGGAGATGGTAAAATTCAGAAAGAAACATCAAAGAAAATTGCGTATCAGATAACCGTAAGTTTAAATAAACTTCCTACAAAATGGCGTAGATATATGGAAGGTGTAAAAGTGGTAAATGGTGTAGAATCAGGTACTTCTGAAGATGAACCAAACCCATTTGCAATAGGATGGGAAGTTGAAAAAACTGGAGGTAAAAAAGAGTTATTTTGGTTCGTATACTGCCAAGCTACACCAATTGAAGAGACAAATAGGCAATCAGAAGAGAATGTCAATTATTCGACTGATACTATAGTAATTTCAGCATTAGAGCATGATAGCCTAGGTAGATTCTACACAATGATAGACACAGAAGATGAAGAAATTTCAGATGAAATGGTTCAAAATTTCTTTAAGAAAGTACAAACTACAGATACAATATCTGCTCCTACAGCTGGGTAAAATTCATGTACCCCTTCCTATGAAATTATTGTATAATAATGGAAAAGGGAGGGGTGTATATGGATATTAGGTGGAAAGATGGAGCAGGGAATATTTTAAATGCTAATAAAGAAAGAATCCTTTATTACGAATCAGAGACTGATACTAAAATAAAATTAACGAATGAAGAAATAAAGAAAATAACAATAGAAGATGGACTGATGAATATTTTTAGAGATTTTGAAAATGATTTAGCATTGACGATAGTAATACCAAAGGGACATAACAGAAAAGCAAAAAGAATTTTCAATGAGTATGATAAAACAGGTAGGCTACTGAAAAGAAATTCAGGTAATCTTTTTATCGATTTAATACTTGATTCATCTGTTATTACTTATAATCCATTTACCGGGATATTAATTATACTATTCTTGATTGTAGCATTATTTGCAATAATAGTTAACTTACCAATATTTTTACTAGGTGAGGAATTAGGTTTATTTGTATCAAGAATTTTAATTATTAGCTCAATTATCTATCCAGTGTTATCACATATATTGTTAAGAATAAAAAGAAAAAGATTGAAAGAAATAAATACACGCAAGGCACTCTAAAGAGTGCTTTTTTATTTATCTAAATGAGGTGATATTATTTATGGCAAGAGTATCAATTAAACCAATAGAACCACTCATAATGGAATTTGCTGATGGAACGATAAAGAAAGCTTTGTTTAACAACGAAGCTTTTATTATTTATACAGACGAATTCGGCAAGATTGATGAAGAAGCTATGAAAGAAATGCAGAAGCGACCGTACGACTTTGTATCAAAGATCCTTTATTGTGGGATGAAGGTATTAGACAAGACTGTTACTTTAGAAGAAGCTGAAGCAATCACTATTGGTGGAGGAGAACCTTTAGCGGTTGAAATAATGAATTTGCTTATAGATAATTTCATGACTACAGCTGATGAAAATTCAAAAAAAAAGTTTCTGGAGGAAGTGGAGAAATTCAACAAACAGTTTGCATAGACAATACATTTTGGGAAACTCTTTATTTTGCATATTGCATTAAACTAGGAAGGCCAGAGGAAGAGTTTTTTAAAAGCAGTACAGCAAAAACAATTAGGATCTTAGAGATAAATGCTAATGGGATTGAAAGAAAACCTCAAACGATTTATGTGGATTCGATGAGAGACTTCCTCAAATAAGGTGGTGAGATAGTGGCCAGTTTCAGAGGATATAAAAGACAGATAAAACTAGAATTTGATTATGACGAGGTCAAGGAAGGTATACCAAATGTCAAGCGGCAGATGGCAGTTTTAAATGCAGAATTTAGGAAGTCTAGTGCCGAAGCTGCTGCTAGCGGTAAAGAAATAGATAGATTAGGTGTACGATATGATTATTTAAGCCAAAAGATGAAAATTCAAGAACAAGAAGTAGAAGCTTATAGAAAAAAATTAGAAGAAGCAAAGAATGCACAAGGTAATAATACTAAAGCAGTTCAAAATGCTATTACTAATTTAGAAATAGCTGAAGCAAAACTAGGACAAACTAGAGCTGAACTAGATAAAGTTACCAAGGAGTTAGAAGAACAGAGAACAATATTAGGAAAAACGTCAAAGGAGTGGAAGGATCTAGCGGATAAAACGGGTCAAATAGGCAAGGATATGACAATGAAGTTAACAACTCCTATTTTAGCTGCTGGAGCTGCAAGTTTTAAGCTAGGTGCTGATTTTGAACAGGCTTTAGGTAAAATGGAAGTGGTATTTGAACATAATTCTGCAGAAATAGAACAATGGTCGAAAAATGCACTCAGAGACTTTGGACTTGCGAGGAGTACTGCAGTTACTATGGCATCCGACTTTGGAGCATTGTTTAAAGGTATGGGTATTTCAATGGAACAAACTAAAGAGTGGTCCAAAACATTAACTGAAAGAACAATGGATTTAGCTAACTTCTATGATACCACTATAGATGAGACAATTAATGCACTTAATGCAATTGTAACAGGACAAACGGAGCCTTTGAGACGATTTGGTATTAACATGACACAAGCAACCCTTCAAGAATATGCTTACTCTAAAGGTATTAGAAAGAAAATATCAGATATGACAGAGGCGGAAAAAGTCCAATTAAGATACAATTTTGTAATAGAAAGAACAAATATAGCAGTCGGAACTACAGCTAGAGAATCAGAAACCGCCACAGGTCAATTAAATAGATTTAAAGAGAGCGTGAAAGAACTAGGGCTTGGTTTTTCTGAACATATATTACCTATTGTCGTGCCAATTATAGATTGGTTAAACGATATGATACAGAAATTCTCAGAGTTAAGTGATGGAACTAAAAAATTCATAGTTTATGGAGGATTGATTGTAGCTGCCATAGGACCTGTATTAATGCTGCTGGGCAATGTGTTTAAAGCAATATCAAACATAAGCGAAGGAATGAAAGCAGCCAAAGGAGCTATTGATTTAGTAAAAAAAGGTGGAAAACTGTTCGATAGTACTCTAAGCACAACTCAGTTTTTTGGGTTTGCAAAATGGGCTGTAATTATTGCAGGGGTAGCACTTGCAATAGGATATTTGATAGATAAGTTGAACACTTTGCTAGGCAAAGGAAAACAAGTCAATCAAACATTATCACAAATGCCAAATATAAATGACTTAAATTCAGTTATGAGAAACACAGTAATACGAGGCTATGCAGCAGGAACTAATTATCATCCAGGAGGGCTGGCTGTTGTTGGAGAAGAAGGACCTGAGCTTGTAGATTTACCGCGAGGTTCTAAAGTATATACTAATAAAGAAACAAGAGATATATTAAGTGGTGGAGACACTTACATTCTTCAAGTAAAAATGGACGAAGTAGATGAAGTATACAAGCTTGTTAATGTATTCAATCAATTCAAACAAGCAAGAAGGGCAGGTGTTGTACGTGGCTAGACATGAAATAACCATACCTATAAATAAAAGTTCAAATGACTCACGAATAGTTGGAGCTGATGGTTATATATATGTTCCAACGATATCAGAAAAGCTGCATTTCGGGATCAATTGTAAATTTGGCGTGGGATGGGATGATTCCTTATATCCTAAAAATAAAAAGATAGTAAAAAATGAAATTTGTTTATACGCAAATGGACCGTACAGTGAATATACCACAATAGCAAAATTCACAGAGTTTGGAGAGGGTTCTGCAATGCCTAGTGTAAGTCCCTCTGATTTTGGAATTGCGAATTTCAAATCAGGGTGGAATTATATCACGATTCCCGAACCAAAAACAAATTCTATTGTCTTTGGACATAATTATAGTGGGAATCCAGTTCTCTTCCAGCATACAACTTTTAATTCTCATAGAGCAAGTTCAAACAAACCTTATTTAAGGGTAACCTATGACGATATTCCACCTGAAAATCCAACAAGTTTGTATCCAGATGGCATAACATTGAATCCACGTGATGTTATAAGATTTGCATGGGAGCATAATTCTAAAGAGAATAACCAACAAAAAGGATTTACTTTACAATATAGTACAAATGGCGGTTCTACTTGGACTACAGTAAATCAAACCACTTCTAATCAATTTTATGATATGCCGGCAAATACATTGCGTACAAGCGGGGGCGTATTGTGGAGAGTTAGAACCACAGATGGTAATGACGAAGTAAGTGGATATACAAGCGCTAGTTTTGAACTAGGGGTAGTACCACAAAAGGCTCCAATTCCCATAGCACCTATAAGCCAATATATAGACCAGAATAAACCTATTAGATTCGAGTGGAGTTTTACAGGTGGATCTCCTAATGAAAAACAATCAAAGTTTGATTTACAATATTCCACTACTGGCGGAAGTATCTGGATTACCAAAACGGTAGCAACTGAAAATACATTCTACGAACTACCAGCAGGAACATTTAGCGGTGGTAATGTTACGTGGAGAGTAAGAACCTATAATAATTGGGAGGAAGTATCTCCTTGGAGTGAAAGTAAATCCTTCACTATAATAGGTAGTCCTCCTATACCTCTTATATCTGATATAACAAATTCAGCTAGACCTGTAATCACATGGCAATCTCAAGGGCAACATTTATATGAGATACAAATATTAAAAGGCGAAGAAGTGATTTATGAAACTGGTTCTATTCCTTCTACAAGCGATAGAAACTATAAAATAAAAGAATATCTGCAAGATGGAACTTATAAGGCTAAATTAAGGATAATGAATGAGTATAACCTATATTCACCTTGGGCGGAAAAGACTTTTACTATATCTACAGTAAAGCCACAGAAGCCCACTATGACAATTTACAACGGTGAGTATGGTGTTACTATTAAGACGAATGATACAAGCCTTAAAACATTGGTTTACAGGAACAGTGAATATATAGGAGAAGTTAAGAATAATCATTTTATAGACTATACTGGTGAAAACAATAAAGAGTATAAATATTTCGTCAGGACAATTAACTCAGGTGAAAGCTTTTCCGATAGTGATATTAAATTAGGCAAGTGTAAATTTAGCGGGAACACTTTAGCTTTAGCCAATAATCCGAGTAATTTTGTAAAGCTTAAATATGGATTTGGAAATAGCCCTAAAAAATCCGACAGAGTGGGGAATGTGGGCGGCTTAGTTTATTATGACGGCAGAGAATATCCCATGCCTGAATTTTCAGAATTTAAATCTAGAGAAAAAACTGTAACATTTACACTTAGAACCAAAGAAGAGCTAGAGCAATTAATCAGTTTAATAGATAAAAAGGAAACTCTACTCTATAGAGATGTAGATGGCGACAATATATATGGAACAATATTCAACATAGATTATGAAAGAAATATATTTGGCTACTATGAAGTGGGCTTTACAATAGTAAAAACAGATTATCAAGGTGTTTTGTATGATTAAACTAGAAAAAAACATAATTGATATGCTACACAGTAGTAGAGAGGTATCTTTTAGATATGACCTACTAAACTACAATGAAACTAAAATAGGGGAATTAACTTCATTAGGCGGTAGGTTAGGGCTTAATTCATTGGCTCAAATTAAAAGAAAAGGAAGTTTTCAATTTAAAGAAAATGAACTACAGGATGTAGACTGGTTGAATGATAAGGTTCAACCAGTCTTTATTTTAAATAAGCAATATGAGTTTCCTCTAGGTGTATTTATGATTAGTTCTCCAACTAGATCTTTGAGAAAAAAATCTATTTATAGGGAAGTGGAATGTTTTGATACATCATTAGTATTACTAGAGGATAAATTTGATACCAGGTATCGAGTCTTAAAGGGAACTAACTATGTTACAGCTATAACTCAAATAATTAGCTCCGCTGGAATATGGAAAATCAATATACCTCACATAAATGCAACTTTAAGAACCGACAGAGAATTTGAAATAGGAACTTCAAAGTTGGAAGCAGTCAATTATTTATTACAGGAAATCAATTATACGAGTATATGGGTAGATGAGTTAGGCAACTTTACTGCTAATCCCTATATTTTACCGAATGACCGAATTGTGGAATATACTTACAAAAATGATGATATGAGTATTATTATTCCTGATACATCAGTAGAAGAAATAGACCTATTCTCAGTACCTAACAAATGGGTTGTAGTAACAACTAATCCAGAAGTTGAGCCTATGGTTAGCAGATTCATTAACGATAATCCCGCAAGCCCTACATCGACTGTAAGCCGGAGAAGAAACATAGTAGACTTTAGAGAAGTAGATGACATAGCAAGTCAATCTATTCTTGATGAATATGTTCGTAGGATAGCCTATGAAGCCAGTAATGTATATGGAAAATTTATCTTTGATACTGCTATAATGCCACATCATAGTTATATGGATTGTTTATATTGCGAACACAGCGATCTCGGAATTAAAAACAAATATATAGAAACATCATGGGAAATTGATTTAAAAGCAAATGGCAGAATGAAACACAATGCTAGGAGAGTGATTCAATTATGATTACTGCAGAAGAATTTGTACAGGAATTAAACAGTGAAGAAAAACAGAATAATTTTAAGTTGGCTACGGTAGTAGAGCTCTTTGAGAATGGCACAGCAAAAATACAGTTTGATGGAGAAGATGTTCCAAGTGAGAAACAATATGCATATTTATCGTCTTATGCCCCTGAAGCAGGAGATAGAATTCTACTCATTGCTCTTGGAGGCACTTATGTCATTTTGGGAAAAGTGAATTTCAATGAAAATCCAGACCAGGAACAGGATGAGGATGAGGAGTATGATAGATATGTATTTGATGAAAAGAAAGTAGAAGTTAAGAAAGGTATAGATATAGTAGGTGGAGCTGATGTTGACAGTCTAACTGCAGATGATGCAGCTATAGATGGAGATCTAGGCGTAAGTGGTACTATAATGGCTCAAGCAGTATCAACATCAGGGCAAGTGTCAGGAGGCAGTTTATCAACTAGTGGGGAATTAAGTGCTGGTAAAAGCTCATTAGGCTCGACAACAGTAAGCTCTCTAGTATCAAATGGAGATGCAAGAATAGAAGGGGACTTACGTCATAGAGGAAGTTATATTGGATTCTTTAGAGCAACTCCAACGTACAAGAGGAAAGTAACCCTTGTAGGAGATGACCTTCATTATGTAAGGTTGGCGTTAAGCGACCTATTAAGCGCTTTAAGTGCATACGGACTAATAGATAATTAAAGCGAGGTGATTATATGCAGTTAAAAGAGTTTGATATTCTATTAGACATAAAAAAAAGCGTTAAAAATGAATATATAGAAGTAGTACAGGGAGATTATGATACAAACGTGCTTAATATACAGTTACAAAATGGGCTAAATAACTATGATTTAACTAACACAAAAACAGAAATAGTATTTGCAAAGCCTGACGGAACTACAGTTATACAAGACGAAAATAATGGTGTAGCGGTAGTAAACGCAACAGAAGGCAGAATGACTTGTACACTCAACACAAATACAATAGCGGCGGCTGGTAAAGTAGTAGCAGAAGTAAGGATAATGGATTTAGAGGGAAAATTGTTGACTACTGCAAGATTTGATTTCTTTGTAAGAAAGGCTATCTTTGGAGATGATACAATAAAAAGTACGAACGAATGGCCACTTTTAAAAAAGTTATTAGAAGCTAGTGAATCGGAAGAGTTAAGAGAAACTGAAGAATCAATAAGACAGAGCAATGAAGAAGAAAGGATTCAGAACGAACAAACTAGAGAAGATAACGAATTAAATAGAAATATCAATGAGGAACAGCGAATTGTCAAGGAAACAGAAAGAGGTGTTGCTGAATCTACTAGAATAAATTCCGAGAATGAAAGAATCGCAAATGAAGAAATCAGGAGAACAAATGAACAGAACAGGCAATCTAATGAAGTAACCAGAATTGAAAATGAAAATATTAGAATCTCTCAAGAGGAATCTAGAGTGTTAGCAGAGGAATCGAGAGAAAGTAACGAAACTATAAGGCAACAGAATGAAAATGAAAGAGAGTCTAATGAAGCTGATAGGATTAGTAGTGAATTAGCTAGGGAATCCAATGAAGATACTAGGATTGCAAATGAAAATGCAAGAGTACAGGCAGAGGATGTAAGGGCTACTACTTTTGCAGGATATGAGGAAAGGGTATCTACAGTAGAGGATGATTTAGTTGCACATAAGGCAGAACAAAAATTAAAGGTAGCAAAACTAGAACAAGAGCTAAACAATTATAAGGCTGTAATGTCACAAATGAACATAAATCAAGAGGCGACACAAAAAGCTAGTGGATATGGTATAATCAGCTTGCCTCAAAATGCTGCTAATGGGCAAATTAGTGGAATTGAGGTAAATGGTCAAACAGCTACAAATTTGGTAGAAAACGGAGATTTTAAAGATGGTACAAATAAATGGAGTGTGTCGGCATATACTAATTTTTTAGTAGAAGATAACATAGGTATTAAACAAACACAAGCCGAGCAAATTTTTGGTTTTATATATAATAATATAGGTAAATTATCTATTAATGACAAAATATTTTTACGTGCTTTAGTTAAAGGTGATGAAAATACTAAAAATATGGGAATATATTTGAGAGGAGGGTTTAATGGTGGTGGTCTATCAGATTTAATCCCTACAGGAGACTGGCAATTAGCATATAAAATAGTTGAGATAACAAGTGAACCAACAGATGATGTCCATGTGGCGTTTAGGTCTGAGTCTATAGATAGTAGTATAGAAAGTGTAACATATATAAAAGAGTTTTTTGCACTTAATTTAACCCAATTAGGATTAGAAGATAAAACAGCAGATGAAATAAATGAGATGTTTCCTTATTATTTTGAAGGCACTAAATCTACAGTTAGTGCAATAAGGTTAAAGAGTGTTGGGAAGAATTTATTTGATAATCTAAAACTAGAAGTCGGGGGAATGAGCCATGATACTGGAAAACCATTACCTGATACAACCAGGAGTAGATTGAAGGATTTTTTAAATATTAGACCTAACACTAGCTATATTTTATCTGCTAAGGATAGAGTAATTTCTAGTGATATAACAAGAATATATTTTTACAATAGAGACAAGGCATATATAGGTAGTAGTTCATCGAAATCTTTTATTACTCCTATTGATGCAAGATATTTTAAATTTTTAAATCAAAGCACTAATGATATTAATATAAAATATCAACTAGAAGAAGGTACAGTAGCAACTCCATACGAGCCCTACAAAGAATCTGTAGCTTACATCACAGCCAAAGATGAAGAAGGAAATATAATAGAACTGAATAGTTTACCGAATGGTGTAGTAGATAGAATTTATCAAGGAACAGATGGAAAGTGGTATTTAGAAAAGAATATAGAAGAATATATATTACAAGAAAGTGATATTGATCGTTTAAATACAAATTTTTCTAATGTGGATATTGTTTATATAAAAAAACCTAAAAATTCAATAGATTATGGTAGTGTAGGTAATTTTGGTTGGACAAATTGGATAGGATTTAATCATAAAAATATAACAATTACAGATTTGGAAGAAAATATAGGATATTATACAGATAGTAAACCTGGAGCCCCTAATGATATTGTATATTATACTGAAAAAGGGTATTACAATAATTTAGAAGAAGCAAAAGCAGATTTAGCAGGAACGCAACTAATTTATCAGTTAGCTGAACCAATTGTAACCCCTATCAATGTTAGTGGAAACCTTATAAGTTATCCTAGTGGTACGGTGTATATCGAGCCTTTTGTCGCAGATGCAGGAATCTATACCGACAAGATGGAAGTATTATATTCCGACTTGCCTATAAAAGCATTAGAGAAGATATCTAAAGTAGACTTTGACACTGGCCTTGAGACCGAACTGGATATAACTGCAGCAGTCATAGCAGAAGATAAGCTATCCTTCACCCATCCCGACCTTGTTGATGGCGATATCGTATTTTTCACATACGAGTATGACAGGGAGAGCACAGAAGGTGAGACGGAAATTGAGTATTACGACAGCCGGTATGTCATCAAAGATTCGGTCACGGAAAAATTTTATAAATGGAAAATAGCTGTAGCAAACGGAACTCCTACTATAGAATTAGAGGAGGTGTAGTTTATGAATGAAGTATTGATACAAGCTTTTGTAAATAGGATTAGAGCGGGCATGATGACAATTGAACAGGTGCCAATACCATACCAG